GGGGCATATCGCATAATACCATATGAATCTATTTTAATAAGCAGACCATTTCGTAGAAAAAAAAATTTATGTTTTTTACAAAAAAATAAAAAACATTTAAAAGATAAATTATATAAAAAGGATAATCAATCATTGAGTTATATTGAAGTTTATTTTTATATAGGAAAACTATTTCCGAAAGATAAACAAATAGATGATTATTTATATGTAAAAAATAGACAGGTTTATAGATTAACCAATAATTTATATAACCCAAAATATATGAATTTTTATAAAAGGAAGAAAAAAATAGTTATAATGAATGAATCTAGTGATGAAGAATTACTTGAAAGCCCTTGTTTGGAACTTAAAGAATTAAAGAACTTATTAATTAAAGTATGTGATTCACCATGTCAGAGATATGAACCTGAATGTGATGAATCTGAATGTGATGAATGTGATGAATGTGATGAATGTGATAGTGATAGTAAAAATAAAGATGAATCAGGATTTACTGTTTATAGTAATGATAATAAAGAAAAATATAAAATATTTCAATCTTTGAATTATGATGGTAATTTTACAATTATTAGAGTAAAATTAAATTTAGATAATCCATATACACCACTTTAATATTATATTTTGAGGTATTCTTAATCAAATTCATCATAATATAAATAACTAATTTCAACTAATTCTTTATTTTCTTCATTTTCAATTCGTTTTATTTGTTTTTCTATTTCTTTTTTTAATTTGACTAATCGTCTAGCAATTGTTGGATTTTTTCTAACACCCTTTTTATTTGTATATTTATCAGGATTGAACCTAATAAATATCCATTTTCCTGAAAATACCATATATAAATCTTCATATCTATCATTTTCATCTTGTTTGTCGTATCTTTTGTGTTGATTCTCGTCTGTTTCTATACAAAGCAATGTATTTCCTATTAATTTTCGGTGGTCTATTCTTCTTCTATGAGGACAATTACAACCACCAGTAAATAAACATTTATCATGTTGAAAACCATCAAATATAGTATTGATATAATCTCTCACAGCAATTTCTTTCGTTTTAGATTTAATCTGGAATGTTAATGGATCAGTTGGAAATAATCTTTGAAAACATCTCGCACAATAGTTTTTGTATTTTTTGTTGGATAATTGAGCATCTGGCCAATCAGCACAATTCTTACATTTTTTATGCTTGACGTCTATCATATTTTCTTTAGCGTGATTTTTACAATATAGTCCTATTTTTTGTCCCTTATAATTAAAATTTGGTATTTTTTTACAACCGATTTCATAACATTTTTTAGTTGTAACGCATATCATATTTTCTTTAGCGTGTTTTGAACAATATATCCCTTTTTTTTCGCCTTCAAAATTAAAATTTGGTTGTTTATCACAACCGATTTCTTTACATTTTTTACTTGTAATACATATCATATTTTCTTTAGAATGATTTTTACAATACAATCCATTTTTTTCACCTTCAAAATTAAAATTTGGTATTATTTTACAACCGGTTTCATAACATTTTTTAGTTGTAACGCATATCATATTTTCTTTAGCGTGTTTTGAACAATATATCCCTTTTTTTTCGCCTTCAAAATTAAAATTTGGTATTATTTTACAACCGATTTCTTTACATTTTTTACTTGCAACATATATCATATTTTCTTTAGCATGATTTTTACAATATAGTCTTATTTTTTCACCTTTGAAGTTAAAACTAGGTTGTTTATCACAACCGATTTCTTTACATTTTTTACTTGTAACACATATCATATTTTCTTTAGCGTGATTTTTACAATATAACCCTACTTTTTCATTTTCAAAGTTAAAAGATGGTTGTTTAGTACACTTATTTTCTCGGCATCCATTATATGTAATATATATCATATTTTCTTTAGCGTGATTTTTACAATATAGTCCTATTTTTTTACCTTTGAAGTTAAAACTAGGTTGTTTAATACATTTATTTTCTAGACATTTCTTTGTAGAAATATTTATCATGTTATCGTTTTTACATTTAATACAGTAACTAGGTCGTTTATCAGTTGGTAATCCATAAATTGGACGTGTATTTCCACAACGACAAATACTATATTGTGGTTTTCGGTCTTCTTTATGGTCTTTACATCGTTGTGGTTTTTGATAAAAATAACCATAACTGGCTTGTTTTCTACAGTTTTCAAATTCACAAAGTTTTGGCATTATTTATTATAATAATTTATAATTCAATTCTTATGTCCTTTATTTGATTAAAAGGGTTTTTACAATTGAGATAAATACAATTAATTATTATATAAACAATTAATAATAATAATATATAATAATGAATTTAATCGAAAAAATAATTTGTCATAATGCGGTTGGTTTAAAGCGACCATTTATTAAATGTGGAGATATTGTTGTAGTTAAAGTTGCTCGTACATTAGCGTCGGAAATTACACAAGTTAGCATCGAGCAAACAATCCGGCAATTGGGTGTAACAAAATTATGGAGAGACGATAGATTTTTTTTAGCCGTAGACCATTCGGTCGACCCCGCTAATTATCACGAGGAAAAAGTCCGTAAAAGAATCAGAGTTTGCGATGATTTTTCTAAAGAATTTAATGTTAAGGATTATTGGAAACCGAATCAAAGTATTCTTCATACCGAATTTTATCGACAGCGTTGTATGCCTGGCTCGATAATTATAGGGGCTGATAGTCATTCATGTGCTCACGGTTGCATGGGAAGTTTGGCCATGGGCATGGGTGCTTCAGATACGTGTATGCCTCTCATTACGGGGAAAACATGGTTAAAAGTACCTGAAGTAATTCAAATTAAATTTATTGGTGAATTATCGTTTGGATTGGTTGGAAAAGATGTGATCCTACATATTTTAAAAAAATTTGGAAGAAATACGATTGCTTTACAAAGAGTTGTTGAATTTGCTGGAAATATTGATTGTCTTACAATTGATTGTCGTTTTGCTATTGCTAATATGGGAACCGAATTTGGTGCTATTGCCGCTGTTTTTCCTGGAGATGAATATACACAAGAATTTATTTCTAAAAGAAAAAGTAGAACGGATGAAGTGCCATATTATTTTAGAGCAGATGAAAATGCCCAATATGCTGGAAAATATACAGTTGATTTACGAAGAGTTCAACCATTAGTTGCTAAATATCCGAATCCAGATGATTGTTATTTAATTTCTGATCCAAAACTTTATGAACCGATTGTCGATGATGGTAAAGTTGTATGCGAAACTATCAAGAAATTAGACGGTGTTTTTATTGGCAGCTGTACAACTACACAGAACGAAATAATTTTAGCAGGATTGTTATTGGATGTGATGATGAAAAAATATTCATGTAAACCAAAATCAAGAGCATCTCTTCAAGGGAATGAATATCATAGAATATTAACACCTGGTTCTGTAATAATGTCAAAATATTTAGAAGAAATTGGTATTCTTGATATTTATAAACGAGCCGGATTCCGTATTGATGCTCCAGGTTGTTCTATGTGTTTGGGAATTAGTCATCAAAAAGCTGCACCAGGTGAGGTTTGGTTGAGTAGTCAAAACAGAAATTTCCGTAATAGAATCGGGAAGGGAGGAATCTGTAATTTAGCATCTGCTTGTACAGTTGCTGCTTCATCTTTCAATATGGAAATAATGAAATATGATAAATATATGAAATATGTAGATCAGGTGTTATATAACTATCTAACACATCCATCTCGATTACCAAATATCAATATAATTGAACCAAATCCAGTAATAGAACAAGATGATGAAGAAGGAAATATGGATGTAGATGAAAATAAAGAGATTAATAACGAAATTATAACAGGGAGACCTCAAATATTTGGAGATAATGTCGACACGGATATAATAATTCCAGCTCCATTCATCGTATTACGAGGTCAAGAATTAGCAAAAAAAAGTTTTAGTTATTATCGTCCAGAATTTTTAGATAAACTTAAATTTGGTAATAATATCGTAGTCGCAGGTGAAGGCTTCGGGTCGGGATCTAGTAGAGAGGAAGCCGTGACTTGTCTAAAAATAGCAGGAATTAAATGTATTATTGCTAAATCATTTAGTTTTATTTTTTACAGAAATCTTCTTACATTGAATATGTTCGGAATAATTATAAAAGACGAGCAGTTTTATAATAATTTAACAGAAGATTGTGAAATTTCAGTTGATGTTGGAAAAAGAGTAGTTATTGTAGGAGAGAATCAATATAGTTTTAGTATGACAGCAATAGAAGAAACTATTTATGAAAATGGTGGTGTAATTGGTTTATACTCTCGATTTAAAGATAAAGGTTTTTCAGAATTAGTTAGACAAGCAGTTGTAAAAACAGAACAGATATCTTGTGGGAGTAATCTTGGTTGTTCTAATAAAGATTTAGATTGGTAAATAAAATTGAATTTTATCAAAGTTATGTAAATTATAAATAAAATCATGTGTGTTATTCACTGTGATCGTTTAACAGCAATAAATATTTGTCGAGGTTTAGGACTATTAATATGTATTGTTATAGCAGATTATACTCGTAATGAAACAATTCGTTTATTTTCAATATTAGGAATAGTTACAATGGTTTTATCATGGCTTTGTCTAGATACAAGTCGTCTGAGAAGAATTCGAGAAGAAAGACGTGAAGAAAGAAGAAGGCAAATAGAAGATAATAGAGATACGATTATGTTAGAAATATTCAATCGTAATATTCAACGTGAAGCATTAAATATAATTAGAACACGAACAACAAGTTATAAATTAGGAAAAAATGATCCTCATATTGGTGATGAATGTTGTATATGTTTAGATGAATTTAAGAATAGAAGTAAAGTAAGTAGAATAGAGTGTTGTCATGTATTTCATAAAAAATGTATTGAAAAGTGGTTACTAGAAAAAGCAGTATGTCCTCTATGTAAATTTGATGTATTTGAAAATTTAGATATTATTATAGATATAGAAGATAATGAAGAAGATGAAGATGAAATAGAATAAATTAAAATTGATTGTATTGATATTTAAAAAATATATACTAATTTTTAGTTATGAATGATATTAATTTTATGAGAACTCTTTTGGGTTCATATACAGATGCGTTCATGTCAATGAAGTTTACTAAACGGGTTAAATTTAGAAATAATCTATCTCAAATTCGCCATTATTCTTTGTCTATGGAAGAAAAAGAAGAAAAACAACAGTCTTTCTTTAATGTTAAACAAAATATGTCAAAGAATAAAAAAGAATGGTCAGAAGAAAAGCACCAAAGTAAACTTTGTCGCAAATATGGAATTAAAACAAAAAGTCGTTTTCTAGTTACTACGACAACAATTAATTTCTTATAATGTTTATTAAATAGAGATTAATTAGGGACTGGTTTTTATTTATTTAAATTAAATAAATTAAATAAATAAAATAAACAAAATATTAACAATAAGTTTCAATTAAAGTAAAAGGTTTGATTGTAGTTTTAATTTCAAGACTAATTAGTCTTGAATTTTTAATTTCCTTAATTTTTCCTTTGGCTGTAGTAACATATTTTCGTACAGTAGAATTTTTTGATCGTTTTAGTGCTTCTTTATATTTCTCTTGAAATTCCTTAGGAATTAGAGGATCTTCAGAAGTATTTGGACGATTAGCAATATCACTATACTTAATAAAATTAAAATCAGTCATGGTTAATCAATCAATCAATCAATCAGTAATAATTGTAGATGAATGAATAATCGATTTTAATGAGTATTATTTTTAAATAAATGTTTTATATCAATCAACACGAATATTGGTGCGACTAAAAATGCTTGTAGCAAACTATCAGTTAATGCGGGTTTATTTCCTTCAAAATAAAAATGTCCTCCAAATTGTGCGATCCAAGATAAAATATGTAATATTGTTGCATAATAGATAGAATTAGAAATATACCAGTAAAAATGATATGATGTAATCCAACAAAAATAAAAAACCATAGTCATAATTTTTCCTAATTCTTTATCAAGTATTAGATAATAAGCACTATAAATATTAGTTAAGTAAAATGCGGGATTGTAAAATATATTAGTACTAAAATGTGTTAAGAAAACAGAAATAGTCCACATAATAATAGGAATACAAAAAACGTGTATTAAAACATTAATTTTATTTTTATGGTATTCCTTATAAAAGTTATATTGTTTAGATAAATTAAATAGTTCCATATTAATTAATTATAGTTTTAATTCTTTAAATTTGTAATTCACTACTAGTCATTCTAGTTGTATTATAAACACTAAATTCAGTTTGAGAATACATTTGTTTAAATTCATTTTTTTTAATATATTTAATTAAGAAATTCATAATTTTAACAAATTCTTTTTTTGTATATCCATTAAGAATCAGATTAACAAACTTCATACTATCTTGATTTTCATTAATATAAAATAAGTAAGAAATATCATTATTTTGTTTATTTAGAATATTTTTTAATATATCAGTATATTCATTAATTGAATACATTGCGATTGCTCTATTAATAATATATGAAACAAAATTAGTACTTTCAGTAACAACAGGATGGTCACTTTGAAGAACACATTGTCCATTTTGAATGCTGGAACATTTATTATTACATGTTTGTTGATTGGAAACATATAAACATTGTTTGTATTTTAAAAATTTAGAAAAACTATCAAATCCATAATGGACGATTAATTTAGCAGCTTGGTATAAAGACCAATATCTCTCATATTCAAATATTTCAAAGAAATTTTTTTGTTGTGCTTCAATTGGTAAAAGAATTGAATTTAATATATTTGCGCTTAATTCAACGAAGGTTTCATTAATTAATTTTCTTTCAGAATCATATTCAATAATATGTTTAATTTTAGATTCATATACATCAGATGCTTGTGGTGATATTTCATATTTAAATGAATGAATTAATTCGTGAAGTAATACTTTAGCATATTCTTCTTCACGATATACAACAACACCAGTTTCAGTTGGAGTGAAATATGTCCATCCTCCATTAATATTTTTAGGTTTCATTTGAATTTTATAATCAGGTAATTGTCTTAATTGTTTTGTAAAAGAGATTGTTAAATCAGTAACTTTTTTATTAAAAACATTTTCCATTAATAATGTTCTCATATATACGGTTTTAACAATTTGTTCATTATTAGAATAAATTTTAATAGCATCATTTGGTTGTGTTAGACACATATTTTTATTAATAGTTTTAGCAGTATTAGTATCTAAAAACATAGAATATAATTCAGGTGATGAATTCGGTTGACATGTTTGAACCTTAAAATTTTTATTATTATTTAATATATTTAAATAAATTGTAGTTATTTTTGAATTAATATTTTTATAAAAATTTTTTGTTTTATTATTCATTTTAGATATTTTTAATTTTTGGTTTATTAATAATTCTTTAATGTTTTTAGATTTATCTATACATTTTGATGAATTTGGTAAAAAGTTTTGTTTAAACATTATCTATTAATATAAAGGAATATTAAAAAAATGATTTAAGTTTTTTGAGTATAATTAATTATATATATATATGTGGATACACGTATCAAAATTAACAAAAAAATCAAAAATATTACAAAACCGTTTAAGAATGATTTCTCCAAAAGTTATAATAGATACAGATTCTGGATCAGATGATACATTTTGTATTGGTAATATGTTATCATTATATAAACAGAATAAATGTAATATATTAGGTATTACAACAGGGTGTGGAAATATCCCAGCAAATAATTCTTTTCAGACAGCAAATAAAGTAGTTAATAAATTATTTAATAGTCCAAATATTCCAATTTATAATTCTCCAATTTCATCAATTTTTGATGAAAAATGTTCTTTATTTTATGGAAATGATGGTCATTATGGTAAATTAACAAATATCTGTAATAAAATTTATTCAAGTCCAGGCACTTCAGAAGAATTTTTATTGAAGTGTTTAAATGAAATAGATGATTTAACAATTATTGCAATAGGTCCATTAACTAATTTAGATTTATGTGAGAAAATGCAACCAGGAATTTTAAAAAAAGCAAAAGAAATCATAATAATGGGGGGAGCAGTAAAAGTTTCAGGAAATATTACACCAAAAAGTGAATATAATTTTTGGATAAATCCAGAATCAACAAAGAATGTAATAAAATATGATAATATGATAATTTTTCCATTAGATGTTACACATAAATTAAAATTTTGTATTCAAAATTTATTAGATAAAATAAAAGGTCATAAACATCAAAAATTTTATGAGGAAATAATTACTAAAATTTTCAATCAAAATGTTAATTATAATGAATGTTCACCATATGATAAAAAAGTAATAATTCATGATGTTTTAACTTCTTTATATTTTGAAGATAATAAATTATTTGATATAAAAAGAGAAAAAATTACTATTAATGAAGAAGATGGTAGTATTAATTTAGATGAAAATGGTTATGAAGTAAGAGTTGCTTATGAATGTAAAAGTTATAATAAAGCCCAAGAGATGATATTAAAAATGTTCGATATTTAATCTATTTTAGAAATTGATTTTTCAAAAATTTCCTTACCCTTTTGATTTTCATCAATTAGAATATATTGTCTATTATTTTTAATAGCACTTCTTCCTAATGTTCCTGAACCAGCAAATGGATCTAATAATAAATCATTTTCATTACTATAAAGTTTTATTATTCTATCTAATAATTGAATTGGTTTTTGGGTTGCATAGTTTAATTTTTCTTTTGCCTGAACATTTGAAATATCTGTCCACAAATCTGTTATTGGAATTCCATCCATTTCATTTAAAAATCTTTTAATTCGTGGAATATTTTTCTTATTGTATTGTAATCTATTATCAGCATCTAGTTTTTCCATTCTTTCTTTAGTCCAATACCATTGTTTGGTATTTCCTTTCCATTCATATCTTAAATTTGGTCTAGGATTTACATTTGCTTGTGAATTATGAGCGGCGGTTGTAACATATTCTTTTTTATGTATTTGACACATTTTTACAGAATTTTTTTTACGATAAGTATCATCATATGGTATATATAGAGAATTGAATTTAGTTTTATTTTTGCCAGATTTACCATATACAATAATAACATCATGCATTCTTCCAAGTTGGTATTTATTTTTTGCATTTCCGCCCGTTTTCCAGATAATTGTATTTTTGTATTTTTTATGTCCAAATACATCATCTAATATATTGCGAATAAAGTGAGATATACGGGACTCAACATGAATAATAATATTACCTTGTTTATTTAATATTCTATAACATTCTTTAATTACGTTAGTAATCATTGTAATATATTCATCTTTTCCATATTTGTCTTTATAATCACTAAAATCTCTTCCAGTATTATATGGCGGATCAAAATATATCATATCGATTGATGCTTTATCTAATTTTTTAAGTAATTCAGTATTATTTGAAATAATATATTTATTAATATAATTGTCCATAACAATTTTATATATTTATAATATATTTTATCAATTCATTTTTAATTATAAATGTATTTAAACATTTCTATGATACAATGTATTATATAAATATTATGAAAAATGAAGACAAGTTGTGTATAAATACTTTGAGATGTCTTTCAATTGATATGGTTCAAAAAGCCAAATCAGGACATCCCGGTATGCCATTAGGTATGGCCCCAGTGATTCATGTATTATTTTCGAGAATTTTAAAATTCTCATCTCAAAATAGTAAATGGTCATCAAGAGATCGTTTTGTATTATCAAACGGTCATGGATGTTCATTATTATATTCAATGTTACATTTATGTGGATATAAAGTTTCATTAAATGATTTAAAAAATTTTAGACAATCTGGTAGTAATACTCCAGGTCATCCAGAGATTCATGTTACAGATGGTGTTGAAGCAACGACTGGTCCTTTAGGACAAGGTATTGCTAATGCTGTTGGAATGGCGTTCGCTCAAGAACATATTGCTGCTCGTTTTAATAGAGATGAATTTCCAATTGCGGATTCTAAGACTTTTGTATTTTGTGGAGATGGTTGTTTACAAGAAGGTGTATCATCAGAAGCGTGTTCTTTAGCAGGTCATTTAAAATTAAAAAATTTAATTGTTATTTATGATGATAATGAAATTACAATTGATGGTAAAACTTCATTATCATTTTCAGAAAACATTCCAATGCGTTTTAAATCGTGTGGCTGGAATACTTTAGTAATTGAAGATGGAAATACTGATTTAGAAGCAATAGAACATTCGTTAAGAATAGCGTGTAATAGTGATAAACCAACAATTATTTGTTTAAAAACTTATATTGGTTATAAGTCACCACTTGAAAATTCAGAAAAAGCACATGGCTCACCTTTAGGTGAAGATGGTGTTCGTGCTACTAAAAAAGCATTAGATATGGATCCAGAAAAAAAATTTTATGTTCCAGAAGATGTAACTCAATTTTATTCTAATGTAATAAAGAAAGGAAATAAATCATATAATGAATGGAAAAAATTATTTAATAGATATTGCGATGTTTATCCAGAAGAAGCTTCAGAATATAAGAGAATATTTATAGATAATATTTTACCAAATAATTGGAAAACAGGATTAACAGAATTAATGAAGAATCCAACTAAAACATCAACTAGAGTTTTGTCAGGGAAAGTTTTAAGAATGATAACAAAAAATATTCCTGAATTAGTCGGTGGTTGTGCCGATTTAACTCCATCTTGTAAAACTAAATTCGATACAGTTGATTTTCAACCGAATAGTTATGAAGGTAGATATTTTAGATTTGGTGTAAGAGAACATGGTATGATCTCAATTTGTAATGGTATTTCTTATTATGGAGGATTAATACCATTTTCAGCAACTTTCTTAAATTTTATAACATATGCTTGGGGGGCAGTTCGTGTAGGTGCATTATCTAAAGCTCAACAAATTTTTATAATGACTCATGATTCAATTGCTTTAGGTGAAGATGGTCCTACTCATCAACCAATCGAAGTGTTACCTTTATTAAGAGCAACTCCAAATTTAATTACATTTAGACCAGCAGATATAAAGGAAGTTATAGCAAGTTATGAATATGCTATTGAAAAAAGAGATGGTCCAGTTGTTATTGTTTTATCAAGACAAAATGTTCCTGTTATTGAAAAATCTTGTAATATAAAAGCACTTAAAGGAGCATATATTTTACAACAAACAAAAAATTGTTTACCTGATTTAGTATTGATCGCGTCTGGTTCAGAAGTTGGTTTAGTTATAGAATCAACATATCAATTAGAAAAAAGAGGATTAAATGTTAGAGTAGTTTCTTGTCCATCTCTTGATATATTTGATAAACAATCATTAGATTACCGACGAACAATTTTACCAATAGGTATTCCAATTATTTCGATAGAAGCATCCTCTGTTTTTGGTTGGTCAAAATACGCCCATTATACTATTGGTATGAATACATTTGGTGCATCAGCACCTGGTTCTGAAAATATGGAAAAGTTTGGTTTTACTGTTGAAAATATAAAACAAAAAGTAATAGAATTATTTTGTGAAATTTCTAGTGAATGTGAAAAGAGAGAAATTAGAGAGTCTGGTACAATTGGTTTTCTAGAATGTCAAAGAAGATAATATAGGTCACGATAAATTTCTATCTATATTGTATATAATTTTAAGTATGTTCTTTGGTTTAATATTTATGTTACTTGCCTTGCCATTTGTTATAATACGTAAAATATTACAACTGTTTTTAGGAACAAAATTTGGCACTTTTATAGAGTTTGCCCTTAGAATGGTTGTTCATTTAGTTGGTGTAATTATTTGTCCATATGGTGTTACTAAATTCTTAGACTATGTTGAGATTAATTATGGTCTCTGGGTACCATGGCCATTAGATATGGTTATTATTCCGTTTTTAACAGTTATTTTCATTTATATTTTACAAATGCTTACTAATATTTGGTGGTATAGTTCTAAATGTGGAGTCAAGGGTTCAAAAGCAAGTAGAATTATTGGATTTTCATTCGCAGCTCCTATCTTAGCTACTATTGGATCTTATGCTATTGAATTCGTTCCATTTTTAAAAATCCCATTAATCTTTATTGATAAAGCACTTATTATTGTTTCTGGATTTCTTGGAGACTGGGTCGCAGATTTAGTTGATGGTGTTAAATATGTTCCTGGTTATTTTATTGCATTAATATTACTTGCTCTACCAATGACACTTGCTATGAAATGTTAAATAATATATAGAATACAAATTAATATATAATATAAAATAAATATGATTTTATATTATATATTAAGTTACAATGACTATATTAGGAACTTTTTTATTTATTGTTTGGACGATTTGTGCAGCATTAGTTACTTGGGGATTAACAAAATCTGCCACAAAGACACGGACTACTAAAAAATCATACTGCGAAGTGCCTGAAGATTGTGATGAACCAAAGTTTCAGGATTGTATTAATAAAGTATGTACTTATGTATGTAATGATGATAAACCGTGTAAAGATGGATATACGTGTATAAACGGAAGGTGTATTAAATTATGTAGTAATGCAAACGATACCACCTCATGTGAGGATGATAGCTATGAATGTAAACAACAAAATGAAGATGATGAAAATAGTAATTTTATATGTAAAAAAAAAGAGGGAGGCGCAGCACAAGACCAGCAACAGCAACCGCCACCGCAACCGGAACAGGAAGAGGACTACGGTAATGTATGGATATCATATTTTTTATTAAGTATTTTGATTTTTGTTCTGCCACTTATAGATTTTGTAAATAACTACGCAATACAAACATATTTAGGTAATAATTGGAATAAATATTTTGCTCATGTGTGGTTATGTTCTATTATTGGTATGTATACATCAGGTGTTCATCATTTTATGCTTGGGCCTCTTAGTTCTATAACTAATACGATTATAACTGTTGTTTTTTCAGTTGGTACATTTATATTCTCACATTATATTAGTTCAAATTATACATTCTATTTATTTAAAGAGATTTATTCATTTTTTGAATATTTATTTTTATCAAAACAACAAAGTTTAATCAATGCGATTCTTTTTGTGTTTTGGGCAATATTTGCTTACAGAATATATACAAAAGAAAGATATTCCAAAGATTATAATAAAGAAGAAAGACACCAATGTAACTGGCATATGCCAGATAAACAAGAACTAGAATACAGAGAAGAGAATTGTAATCCGGCGAGAGGGAATCATGGAACTTGTGATTCTGGTAATGAAGATAAGGATAGAAATTGTAAGGCAGTTCACAAGGAGCTAAGGTCTACATATGAAAAAGCCGAACAATTAGAAAGTGAAAATGTTAGTAAAGGTGACGACTTTCAGGATTATAAAGCAGAGGGAACTAGTATGATGAACAGAATAGTTATTTTATTAGGATGGTTCGTATTTATTATATACCCATTTATTTTATATTGGAGAACATATTCTCTTGAAGGTACAGTTTTAGTTGAGAATAGAGCACCTTTAATTTTCTTTGGTATAGGAATGTTTATTTTATTTATAGATTTATTTTTTAGTGGACTTCGAAAATTCATTAGTAGAGCAATTTTCACAAAAAAGTGGAGAGATTCTACTAAAAAAATGTCAGTGGCCTGTCCACTTGATAAAACTTGTAAAGAAGTAGGTGTAACTGATTATCCTGCTTCAATTGGTTTTAATTATATAATATGGATGTCCATTGGATTAATATGTGAGTCAGGTGCGATAAGTTATTCAAAAAATGAAGTAGTAAAAAAACGCGGAATTGCTACTCCATTTCAGGCTTTAACGTTTTTCTTTAAAAACATGATTATTACAATTTTCCACTGTTTATCAACAATATTTGGAGGGACACATGTATGGACTAGTTGAGAAGATATAGTAAAGACATATATACAAAAGTAACTAACAACTGGAAATATCTATTATAGAGATTGTTTAATTATTAAATGTTATAGATTTTAATCTAAAACATTTTATGATATAATATTATATAAAGGAACATATGAAAATACCAACAACAGTCAACAAATTATTAATTTTAATGCCTTTTTCAATGATAATGTATTATATATGTATGAATAAAGATAACTATATATCTCCATTTAAATCATTTAAGTATTGTATCTGGTACCTCGTTATAATCATTTTGGGCATATTCATAAGATATCTTTGTTTAGGTTCTTCATTATACCAAATGATAGGATTCACAGAAAGAACTTTTCATGTTACAAAAGTAGATGGTGACTCTGGTGCAGAACCTGGAAGTTCGTTATTGCCAATTATACAAACCATATATAATGTTATTTTACCATTTCTCATTTTATTGATAAAGTATATCAACTGGTTCTCTCCAAACAACTTCAAATGGTTCGTTCAGTTTTTTACTAATTCTTACGTGGAGAATAATGAATTTAAGCAAAAGCCTTCATTTTTTGATATAATGATTGGTAAAAAACCTGGAGATTTTGAGTATGCAGAATTTGGTTGGTTGATTCTCAGAACAATTATCGTCAGTATTTGTTTACCATTACAAAGTTTTTACACCAATTGGTTGTCAGGAATACCAACAGAAATATTCGGATTAAAGGATTATACAAAAGAGATGGTGTTAGAACTTTTATTATTTATAGTATCCATAGTATCAAATTATTACCACTACTCTTTTGTTAAAACATCTAAAGAGACTAATGATGCAAAACAGAAACAAGAAGAATTAAAGAATGAAAATTTATATAAAATGTTTGAACCATTAAAATATCATTTTATGTTAGAAAAAAGAAATGTAAAAATAGTTTTGCCTTGGCAATCTGGTTATGAAAGACCAAGTATGAGGTCAAAAGGGTTATTTTATATTATGTGTATTATAACAATTATAGGAATAATATCAATATGGCATAATAATAAATTAATTCTAAGTTTTCTAAATGAAACTAACAATGGTTATAGTATATTAACTTTAATTAATGCTGTAATACTTGTATATTTATTTGGAACAAATTTAATAAATTATATGTGGGATTATGGATATAATGAATGGTGGGGACGTATATGTCATAAAGATAACATCAAACCAAACAATTCTTCTTTACTCTCGCGACTTGGAATGATGTTATTTTTGTTCTATCTATTTTGTACGATGTATTGGGGACTATACAGCTCTGAATCAATGAATCCAGATAAACGACTACAACTTTTCATTTTTGTAGTATTTTTTCTTGTAATATTGCTTTTATTGGGGATATTTACGCAATTTTATGTTTTAAAACCTTCAGGATGTGCTTCCGAAGACAAAAAAGTATCAAATTTTCTTAAATTTTTTAGGGGTATTTCTGGTTCGTGGGCGTGGTTAATGTTTACAGGAGCAATTTTACTAGATAGAATTACAGGATTATTCACTCAAAAATATAGTTTAATCACACTTGGTATAATTCCATTAATAAATAATATAGGAAGGGCACTAATGTTATTAATAGCAAATTTTATTGGTTTTATACCATATTGGTTAGGAGGTGTAAATATTGCGAAACTATAAATTAAGTAATAATAATTAAGTAAAAAAATTTTTTATTCGAGATATATATCTCATTAATAAAAAATTTTAATATTCTAAATAATTTTAATTATATAAATTTAAATATTTTTTATATTGTTTCATAGTATTTTTAGTTCTTTTTCTATTTTTTCTTTTTCTACCTCCACTTTTATTTTGTAATTTTGATCTAAAATCAGAAGTTTCTTCAGGAGTCTTAGTAACTTCTAAAGATGTATTTTGTTCTTGTTCGATTGCTTCTTGCATAGAAGGTGGGGCAGGTGGTTGTGGAATAGCGGCATTAGCCTCTGCTGCTGCCTCATCAGCTAATTTTTGTGTTTCAGTAATACCACCATCTTGGTCGAAAGTAGATGAAGGGCATTTAGGTGAACTAGCACTAATCATTTCACCAAATTCATTTTCAAATACAGTAAGTGTTTCAGGATCTTGACACATACCTTCTGGGATATTATATGGACATTCCTTATCTTTTAATTTGATAGGGTGTTCAAGGTCATCGTTAACAACTTCTCCTGTTTTTGGATCAATACATAAACCTCTATTCATTAAGTATTTAAGTCCGTAATTGATACCAAATATGATACCACCACAAAGAATAGCAACTCCAATAAAAATTTTGGTGCTATGTCTTCTATACCAAGGACGATTTTTAGGGTCAGCAAATGACCAAATTGCTTTATTAGCAGCACCACCAACATTACCCATAATAGATTTAACAATTTTAGCAAAAATACCCATAAACCATCCAAATGGATCAGTTAAAATAGCCCATAATTTTTTAAAGAAAGTTTTAATTTTTCCCCAAAATTGTTTAAACCATTTAGAGATGGCTTTAATCATTTTAGATAAGAAGGCTTTAATTTTTTTGAATACTTTTTTAATACCAGCCCAAATTTTAAGAAAAGCTTTTTTAATACCAGCCCATAATTTTTTGAAAAATCCACCAAGTTTTTTAAATATTTTTTTAATACCGTCCCACATTTTAGTAAAACCACCTTTAATTCCTTTCCATAATTTAACGAAAGCACCTTTAATTTTATCGAAAATTTTCTTAATACCTTTCCATATTTTACCAAATGCTTTGGCTATACCTTCCCATAATTTACGAATACCTCCAATAATTTTATCTTTAACTGTTCTGATAATTTTTGTAACAACACCTTTAATTTTATCAGCTACTTTTTGAGGAAGACGAGAAATTTTTCTTGCGATGTCTTTAACTTTATTAACAATGCCATTGATGGTACTTTTAATTTTACCAAGACCACCACTAACTGCTTTTCCGACAGATTTAAAAGGTTTTGAAATACTATCCCAAAGACCTCCATATCCTGCGAAATGTTCTGTTTTTTTACTAGAGAGTGCTAATATAATTCCTATAATAATAACGACAATGAAAAATCCTATTAATTCAGACATGACACTATATATATATATAATGTAAATAAAATTTTAATGATAAAAATTAAGAATAAATGAATATATTATTTTATAAATTGGAATGGAAACAGAAGATATAAAAGATTTATTGAATCAGTGGTTAAGACAAGTAAATTTTAAGTCATTGGTTCATAATGGGATGTCAGATAAATATAGAGAATATGATCAATATACAAAAATATTAATAACAATTTTAGGAATATTTACAACATTTGATATAATATTTGTTTCATATCCTTCAAATGATAGTTCATTTGGTATATTAAATGTATGTGGAATAATTTCAACAATATTAATAACTATACTTACAGCATTTGAAATTCATATAAAATATCCAGATTCAGCAGAACATCATCATATTTTAGCAATTTTATATTCGCAAATAAAAAGTGAAATAACAAAATTTTTAATGAAAAATGGTAATACAGAAAGAGATGAAGCTTTATATTTTTATGAAAAAATACAAGAGAAACTGTATTTAATAGAAACAATGGAAAAGGATTGTTATGAGAGTATAGAAATAAAAATAGATAATGAAATAAAGAATAATAATTTGAATATAGATTTCAATAATTTATTAAAATCAAAGAAGAAGATTAAATATACAGTAACGGAATTAGAATATTTAAAAAGTTTATCAAATGAACAGATAATTAATATAATAGAAAGTTACTGTTTAAGTGAAAATATAAAAATCTCAAGAAGATATCAAACTATAAATGATAGAACTAGATTATATAATTATATAATAGGTGATTTAAATATACCATATTCATTTATATTATCACATTTTAGTCAAAATACAGTAATAGAGATAATGGATATACCAATTATTTTATGTGTAGATGATGATCCAATTCATAATAAAATTATAAAAAATAGTATAAAAGATTGTAGGGTAGAATGTATTTTAGATTCTCGCATAGCTTTAGAAGCAATTAATGAAAAGAAATATAATTTAATAATAATTGATTATAAGATGCCAAATATATCAGGATTAGAATTAACACAAATGATAAGAAATTCTAATACATATAATAAGAATATTCCTATAATAGGAATGTCATCATATGATGATGAAATTATAAAAAATGAATGTTTAAATATAGGAATGACAGAATTTATAACAAAGCCATTGATAAAAAAAAAGTTATTGAAAATCAAACAATATATTTAAATTGTAGGAACATTGATTAATTTTTTTTTAACAAGTTCAACAATTTCAGGTTTATTTAAATCATTAGTTTTAAATTTAATATTAAGTTTAGAAACTAATTGTTTCCATTCTTTATTATTTAATATACTACGATTTTTATATTTAAAAGCAATTTTGAGAGTAGGTAATATATTTTTACTGTATTGAATATTCCATAATTTTGCGATTTCTTTTAGATCTTCATTTTCAAATATATAATCAAGTGGATCTTCTTTAAATTCTTTAAATTCAAATTTTTTTGCTCCACCAGCAGATTTAACTTCAATTTTGACTTCCGTTGGTGTTTGTTTAGATGCTGTATTAGCAACAGTTTTAATATGTTTAGCGGCATTTACTTGGTCTTGTTTCCATAAATCTTTTAATTCCTCTATACCAAGATTACCTTTAGGTCTATAGTCAGAAATTAAAGAACCAAATTTTTTAGACAATTTTTCTAAGTTTTCATGTATTTGTTTCACCTTTTTAGTATTTTCCATATCTTCGGTTACATTTTTTTTCATAACAGTACCAATTTGGTTTTTAGTATTAGCAGCTCTTTTTTGTGCTTTTTTTATTGCTTCCTGTTGTTTTTTGAGTAGTTGGTCCATTTCTTTTCTATCTTTTTTAAGTTGTTCATAATGTTCTGTAAATTTGTCTAATTTAGAAGTAGTTTCATGGGGAAATAGAACAAGTTGATCTTCTATTTCATGTTCATCTTCATTAAAAAGAAGAACTACTGTCGTATCTAAATTAAAAACATATCCAGTATGTTTTATATCATCACTATTTAAAAATTTATCAACTTGTTCTACAGTCTTTACATCACCTGCTGTATTTGCAACAGTATCATTCCCTAGATGTTCTTTTGTAGTTGGAATAATATTACCCATATTTATTTAATATATTATATTAATAAGATTATAATATTTAAATTTTAGTGATTTTAAATATATTGATGAATTATATTAAAAATATCATTTGAAAGATTATTTTTAATAGTTAAATTTTTAAGTAATATCGTAATTATTTTTCTTCTTTTTTTAACAATTTGTAGTGTATTTAGTAATTCAAATTGCCAATTAGGTTCAAAATGAAAAAAATAATAAAATACATCAGAAAGCATTCTATAATTATTATCATCTATAATGATTAAATTATTGATAATATATTGAATAATATTATTTTTAATTCGTATTAATTCATAAAGATTATTCAATTTACACCAGTTATATACAAGTGTATAACATGGTTCAAATTTAATTTTGAGAGCATCATTTTTTTTTATATGTATAAGAATTTTAGCTAAATATTCAACATTTTGTGATGTAGGTTCCCAATACATAATAAATTTATCAATTTGATTTGCGTTCATATAAATAAATGTATAGTAATCAATTTTTAATTTAATTTATTAAATTTTTCTCTAGTACATATTAATTCTTTAAAAAAGGTGGAAATATCTTGCCAAAATTCCCAAAAAGAGTTAGATATATAATATATAATATTATTTTCAACAGCAATTTGATATTTTTCATCAATAGTAGAATATTGCATATAAGCATATTTTTCACTAGGATGCATTTCTTCCCAAATAAATTCAAAAATTGTTTTAATATTATTTTGTTCAGTATCATTCTGTAAACATTCTGGATGAACTTGACTCCATTGATCCATTTTAATCATCATAAAAACATCTTTTCCTTGTTTTCTTTGATAAGGAGAATAAAGTTTAAATGGTTTCGGATTTTTTTTTCTTTTTTTATTATTTTTATCTATGTTATATTTTCTTTTACGTTTTTTGTCATTTGTATTTTCGTCATTTTCTTTTTCGGTAGTTTCTTCATCGATGTCTTTAATATTAATAACAATATCTCCATTATATCTGATTTCATTATCATTTTTTTCTTCTTCTTCTTCTTCTTCTTCTTCTTCTTCTTCTTCTTTTTTTTCTTTTTGCTCCTCTTCTATAGATATATCATTTTCTTGAATAATAATATTTTCATAATTTTGTTCACTTGATGTATTTTGAGTAGTATCATCAATTTCTTGTGGAAATTCAAGAAAAATATCTTCGACATGAACATCTTCTTTCCATTGATTAAAATATTCTTCTTTCATTTGATTTCTTTTTTCAACAAATTCATTCCATTTTTCAGAATATTGTTCGGTTAATTCTGGGTGTCCTGATTTTTCAATTGATTTAACTGGAAAATCGTGTTCGCTAATTAAATCCCAACTTTTCATTGAATTTGGACTATCCATAGTGTTATATACTATTTTATAGTAAAATAAAAAATTTAGTTGAACACGTAAATTTTTAAATTAGTTTGAAAATTGAATTTTATAATATTGTTATAATAAATATACTTTTATTGAAATGATATCAAATCCAAGTCATTATTTTCGATCAAAAAAAGTAAAACCTCCTAGAGGGAATTTTGAATGTCAATTTATTGATGCGTTTACTATGGATGAAGTCGATCAAGGCGATGATAGTGATGAAGAAGAACCATCAAAAAAATGGTCATATCAAGGTAAATTCGTAGTTTATTTTTTTGGTATAACAAAGGATTCAGAAACAGTATGCGTTCAAGTAAATGGTTATAGACCTTCATTTTTTATGGGAGTTCCTTCAAATTGGACTAAACAAGATACATATGCATTAAGACAACATTTAACAGATAAAAATACAAAGTATGTAGATAATTGGGGAAAGGAAAAGAAATTAAAGTGGTTTAATACAAATTTATATATAAAGATGGTAAAAAGACAGAAATTTGATGGTTTTCAAACAAAGAAGATTCATAAATTTGTAGAAATTATTTTTAATTCTTCAATTGCGATGAGTCGTACAAGAAAGTATTTGGAATCGCTTAATGAGAAACCTTTGAAGTTAAAAAATTCACGAAGAATTCCTATCAAATTATATGAAGCAGATTTATTACCATTATTACGAATGTGTCATAAAAGAGATATTACACCTTGTAGTTGGGTTAAATTAAAGAAAGGGAAATATTGTTATAATTCTGTAAAAACAGATAAAAAAAGTTTTTGTCAATATGAATTTAGTGTAGATTGGACAAATTTATATCCTTCAGATTGTGAAGAAATCGCCCAAGTACTTGTAGCTTCATATGATATTGAATGTACTAGTGGTGATGGTTCATTTCCTCAACCGACTAGACCTGCTGATAAATTAACTCAAATAGGAACTACTGTTCGGATGTTTAATAATCCTGACTATGAAGTAAATCATATTATAACATTAAAATCGTGTTCTCGTTTTGATGATAATCCTAATACAATAGTTGAAGCATATGAAACAGAAGCAGAAGTAATTATGGCGTGGCAGAAATTTATTCGGAAAATCGATCCTGATATTATTACTGGATATAATATATTAGGTTTCGATTACAACTATTTATATGAACGTGCCCGAATGTTTGGTCTTGTAGAAGAAGAAGAAGAGAGATTTGGATATTTAGGAAGATTAAATATAGATAGTTTTGAACCAGTAAGTTTTGTTCGTAAAAAATTATTATCAACTCTAACAGAGAAGAGTTTGTCTTCAGCCGCATTAGGGGATAATAAAATGAAAATGATGACAATGATAGGTCGTATAAATATAGATTTATTAAATTTTGTAAGACGAACTCAAAAATTTAAGAGTTATAAATTAGATTTTGTTTCTACAAAATTAATTAATGGTAATATAAATCATTGTGAAATAATTGATAATGGTTTATGTCGTTTATTAGTAGATAATACACTTGGTTTATTTAAAGGTGGTTATTTTACAATAAATATGAAGAGTAAAATTCAATTATCTCATAAGGTCATTTTTGTTGCTGATGATGAAAATTATTTTAAATTAAATGATTCTAAAAAGTTTTTGATCATAGATTTAGAAGAAGATAAATATATTTATGTAAAAGAAGATTTGACTTGTTTAAATGATGAAAAATGTAGATGGGGTTTAGCAAAAGATGATGTAACACCAGCTCAAATTTTTGAATATCAAGAAAAGAGTTCGAAACATAGAGCTATTATTGCTAAATATTGCGTTCAAGATTGTAGATTATGTAATATTCTTATGGATAAATTATGTATCATCCCAAATGAAATTGGTATGGCTCAAACTTGTTGTGTGCCTTTATCATTCATTTTCTTTAGAGGTCAGGGTATTAAAGTTCAAAGTTTAGTTGCTAGACAATGTAGAAAAGATGGTTA